AATAATGTGCGTTGAGTGCAACTGCTTCGGAACTGTTACCCCCTACGGTGTAGGTGGCAGAACCCCAACAGAACAACCAAAGGCTCCTAATGTAGCCATTTACAACAAGCCAATCATTCGCATTGGTGAAACACCAGCAGGCATGTCGTATAAGGATATGGAAGATGATTCGGAGGACATGGACTAATGAAGAAAAAAGCAGCAGCCAAGAAAGTTGGCAAAGTAATGGGCGAGTACAAGCGTGGAACCCTTCACTCAGGTAAGGGTGGACCAGTTGTTAAGTCCCGTAAGCAAGCCGTTGCTATCGCCATGAGCGAAGCAGGAATGGCAAAGAAGAAGGCTGCAAAGCGTGGCGGAAAAAAGAAGTAAACGCGACCCGCGCCTAGCGCGGGCTGGCGTATCTGGTTTTAATAAACCAAAGCGCACGCCAAGCCACCCAACTAAGTCACATGTTGTGGTTGCTAAAGAAGGCAGCCAAGTAAAGACCATTCGTTTTGGTCAGCAGGGCGTAACTGGTGATAGACAACCAACAGCCCGTCAAAAATCATTCAAAGCACGCCACGCAAAGAACATTGCTAAAGGCAAAATGAGCGCGGCATATTGGGCGAATAAGGTGAAGTGGTGAAAGGTAAAGCATTTTGGGACAAGAAGAATCCAAATCGGACATCTACAAAACTTACTTCTGCACAGAAGGCTGCTGCCAAGGCTCGTGCAAAGGCTGCGGGTCGGAAGTATCCGAACCTAGTAGATAACGCTGCAGTGGCTCGCAAGAAGAAGAAAGGCAAGTAATGGCAACAGGAGTAGCAGGAAGTACTTTTACGGGTGAACTTAACCGTCTACTTAATGGCGGTACATACCCAGATTACACGGTTTATGATGCACCGCAAGGCGCTGCAAACGCATGGGCTGGTACCACTGGCAAAGGACTTATTGCTGCCCTGAATTACAAGGCTAGTTCTACTCGCCAACCAAATGACTATAAAGGTTTAAACGCTATCTGTAATGAACTTGCAGGTACCTCTGGACTATCAGCCGTGGATGCCTTAAGGAGTATTAACCTATGAGTACATTTGCCCAACTAGCAGACCGCGTTGAGGCTGTACTGCATGGCTATACAGAGAACACAGAGCCAGCAACATGGTTAGTTGGCAACGCCACTAGTACTGCTACAACCTTAAGTGTTTATGATGCTTCAGTCATTGGTCGTGGTTATGTACAGATTGATGATGAAATCGTATTCGTCAACTCAACAGACAATGTGGCTAACACTTTAACGCTTGCCCCATGGGGTAGAGCGCAGCGTGGAACAAGTGCTGCTTCTCATAACCAAAATGCCAAAGTCATTATGGGTCCATTGTTCCCACGGCAAGAGATTAAGAACGCCATTAACAACACCATTGATTCTATGTACCCAAGCGTATTTGCTGTAGGTACTTATGACTTTGATTATGTAGCAGCGCAGTATTCATACCAGATTCCTGCTGCAGTACAGAATGTTCTATCAGTTACCTACTCCATCGTTGGTCCTTCCAAGGAATGGTTCCCTGCCCGTGCATGGCAGTTAGATAGAACAGCAGACTCAGATGCCTTTGCTACCACAAAGAGCCTATCTGTTTACTCAGAGATTGTTCCTGGACAAACCGTACATGTCACCTATAGCAAGCGCCCAACGCTGCTCACTAGCGACAATCAAGAGTACGAAACAGTTACAGGCTTTCCATCATATTCGGAAGATGTTGTCATCTACGGCGCAGCCTTCCGCATGATTTCATTCTTGGACCCTTCACGCCTTGGTCCTCAGTCTGCAGCAGCAGACATTCTTGATGGCGTGCGACCAAATGGTTCAGGTCAGAACGCCTCCAGATTCTTGTACAACATTTATCAACAGCGTTTAAACGAAGTGGCGAATAACCAACGCCGTCAATATCCAATCCGTTCGCACTATCAGAGATAAGGTAGAAAATGGCAGCAGGCGACCCAGGCTCACCAGCGCGGTACTACTCCTCAACCGCAGTAGAAACCTCGCTCCAGTCATCTATCCCCGCACAAGCACAGGGGCAACCAAACACATCATTCATTGTGGCATCCATCAGTGGATTCCCAACAGATTATCCATATACGCTTATTGTTGACCCAGATACTTCTAAAGAAGAAGTTGTTACGGTTACCTCTGGTAGCAGCACAACCCTTACGGTAACTCGTGGTGCTGATAATACCCAAGGCGTAGCCCACTCTGCTGGTGCAGTGGTTCGTCACGGTGTATCAGGTCGTGACTTCCGTGAGTCACAGAACCATATTGCAGCCCGTGGCTATGACATTGACCAAGCGATTCTTACTGCTGCTGGACAAACACATGTCCACGGTATTGCTACTGGTGATGGCGTAATCGTTGGCACTGACAAAGAGCAGACATTAAACAATAAAACTATCGGTGCTAATGGTCTTAAGTTTGAAGGCGCAACAACTAATGCCTTTGATACAACCCTTAATGTTGAGGACCCAACAGCCAATAGAACTGTCACATTTCCTAATACCAGTGGAACTGTAACAATCAATGATGCAGCACAGACCCTAAGCAATAAGACTCTAGGCTCAAACCTTCTTGCTGCAACATACAAGATTACTGGTCTTGGTGACCCATCATCTGCACAAGATGCAGCAACAAAGAATTATGTTGATACTGGCGTATCAAGCGGTGTAGCACAGGCTGCAGCAAGTGCTGCTGCTGCTGCAACTAGCGCAACTAGCGCTTCTAACAGTGCTACTGCTGCTGCCACATCAGCAACAAGTGCAGCCAACTCAGCAACAGCCTCTGCCTCCAGTGCAAGCGCTGCTGCTACTTCAGCATCTAGCGCAGCAACCTCTGCTACTGCTGCAGCCACCTCCGCAACTTCGGCTGCTGCCTCAGCCACGGCTGCTGCTACCAGCGCTACAAGCGCTGCTGCAAGCGCCACTGCTGCAGCAACCAGCGCTACCAGCGCTGCTGCTTCAGCAACAACTGCTGCTGCTTCTGTTGCAACGATTGCAGGCTACGCTGCTGCTGCTTCTACAAGTGCTACAAGTGCTGCTAACAGCGCAACGGCTGCAGCAACTTCTGCCACCTCTGCTGCTAACTCAGAAACTGCTGCAGCAAACTCCGCAACTGCTGCTGCTACAAGTGCTACAAGCGCAGACAGCGCAGCATCTATTGCTATCGCTCAGGCTTCTAACGCAAGTGCTTCTGCATCAGCAGCAGCAACTAGCGCTACATCGGCTGCTAACTCTGCTACGGCAGCAGCAACATCTGCTACCTCCGCAGCAGCAAGTGCAACCGCAGCAGCCACTTCTGCAACAAGCGCTGCCTCTAGTGCAACATCTGCAGAGGCTGCTTGGGATTCATTTGATGACCGTTACCTTGGTCCAAAAGCAAGCGCACCATCAACAGATAATGATGGCAACCCACTTACCTCTGGTGTCATCTATTACAACACAACAGATGGAAACATGTATGTCTGGAATGGTGGAACATCATCATGGCAGGTCTTTACATCTACTGGTGACATCACTGCAGTAGTCGCAGGCAATGGACTCCAAGGCGGAGGAACATCGGGCAGCGTAACTCTTGGACTAGATACAAACGCCAAGGGTGATTTAATTGTAGGTACTGGCGCAGACAGTTCGGCTATCCTCACAGTTGCTTCAACCAATGGCTATCTGCTTTCAGTAGCAAGCACAACAGCAACTGGCTTACAGTGGATTGCTGCTCCATCGGGCGGTAGCCAAGTAAAGATTGATGGCGGTGCTGCATCTACTTATGACTACATTGACTTTGTTGGTATGGGTACCAGCACTGCAACTACTGGTACAGTTAATGTATCGCCAATTACGGTAACAGATGCTGACCCAGGCAAGCGTGTATATGTTGGAGCAACTACGCCAACCTCACCCACAACTGGTGATGTGTGGATTGACGACACTACTGATTCTGAATCTACAGAGATTGCAGACCTCACTACTATGGTAATTATGGAGGC